GGGTTTTCGATGGACCTGGACGAAAGCTTGGGGACCACGATGTTACGATCGCACCCTATTCTTTGTTGAGTGTGAAGGGTGGGAAGCCTGAGGCGGTGACCCCCCTCCATGGGGTTCAATGGGATCGGGTGGTGTTGGATGAGGCCCACGAAATTCGGAACAAGTCTTCAAAGATCTCCAAGAGTGTCTGTCGACTCCAATCTGGTATCAAGTGGATTGTCACTGGTACCCCAGTCTTCAACTCAATGGATGACTTTGTGACCCTTTGCCGGTTCCTCGGCATCGAGAAGTCCCTCGTGCAGGGGATGACCAAGAAGATCAAGGACATCTACATTCTCCGTCGCACGAAGGATGACCTGGCTAAGATCAACGAACGTCTCAGCCTCCCTCCGTGCTACTTTGAGAATGTGGAACTGGATATGTACCCAGACGAGAGGGATATGTATGAGTTTGTCTTCAAGGAGGCCCAAGATACGATCAAGGACACCTTCAAGGCGGCAACCAGTCTCAACTACAAGAACATGGTCATTTTGGAGTGCCTTCTCCGTGCGCGACAATGTATGATCTGGCCCCAGATGTACCTTGATGGGGTTGCGAAGAAGAACGAGACTAAGCCTGAGCAGTGGGTTGGGCGTTCCCACAAGATGGAGACCCTCTTCGAGATGATTGGGGGGCACCCCCAAGAGAAGACTCTCATTTTCTGTCAGTTTGTGGGTGAAATGAACTACATCCAAAGTCAATTGGAATGCCCTACATTCAGGATAGATGGGTCCGTCTCCAAGGAGGACCGGTGCACCCAGTTGGCTAATTTCAAGCGGGCACCACCGGGGTCGGTCTTCATCATCCAGATCAAGTCTGGTGGTCAAGGTCTCAACATTCAAGAGGCTACCAGGGTCTACATCATGGCCCCAGCTTGGAACCCCGCGACAGAGCTTCAGGCAATCGGTCGGTCTCATCGAACGGGTCAGACCCAAGCGGTCTACGTGAAGAAGATGATTTACAGGGAGACTGAGACATTTTTGAGTGTCGAAGAAGAGATGATGGCCCTCCAGGGCCACAAGTCCATCGTGTGTTCGGAGGTTCTCAACGATGAGAGGGTTAAAACCCAGATTCCCGTGAAGCGGGTAAACCACAAGATTTCAATTTTGGACATCAAGAAAATTTTCCGTGCTTAATATAAATGATTGTTGGTTCCCGAGCCGAAGTTTTCCACGGTAACGCTGACGAGACCTCTGGTGGTCTCGAGAAGAAGGACCTCAAGATGAAGGATGGCCGCATCATCTCCAAGGCGGCGAGTAAGGCGGCTAAGAAATCCCTCAAGGAGAACCCCAAGTTCAAGGCTTTTATTGAAGCGGCCAAGAAGAAGGCGGCCAAGAAGGGTGAATTCGGCCTCGTCCCAAAGAAGGGCACCAAGGCCTACAAAAAAATTGTAGGTAAGAAGTAAGAATGACTCTCTCCAAGTGGGAAGATTCAGTAAAAATTGCCAAAGTTAAATTGGGTTTAGACCCAAAGAGGTTCACCAGGGTACAGGGTAAACTTCTTAAGGAGGCTCAAAAAATATATAGCATCTTACTTTTGAATAAAAATGTGGGTAAATAGTAAATGTCTACTCGGAGAAGAAGTGCACTAGGGTCACTCGCACGCCAAGGTGCGGGTATGGCGATGCAGGCGTCACAAAATCCCGCGTTTCGTGCGGCAGCGGGTCAACTTGGTCAGGCTGCGGTCGCGCGATACGGCCCACCACAACAGTTAATTCAAAGGGCTGCGAATCAGGTACAGATGAGGACTGGTATAAACGCACGCCAAGCTCTAGCTGTCGCCAACCGAGCTGCAGCTGGGCAGTTTGGACCCATCCCAAGTGTTAGGGTTGGGGGTCAGCAACTCAATCTCGGTCGTCTTGGAGGTCTTTACACACAAGCTAGACAACAAGCACCACAGTATTTTTAATTAAATAATAAATTGAAATCCCTTAAGATTTTGTGGTTCATGGACTACAAGTTGATATGTTTTCCACGTACACCCAAACTTCTTATTCAAGAAATACACGCTATTGAGTTCCACAATAGCTTGACCTGAATTCCTTGCGTATAGACCGTTTGTCGCTTCGTCCTTCTTGGGGTTTTTGTCTCCATCATATACACTCGGCTTGATGTTTCCATCTACATCGGTGTCAATTTTTACACGAAATTTGGGTTCTCTACCAGGAGATTCTTTCACGTTTGAATTAAACATGGGGGTGAGTTCTTCTTTGGACATCGGGGTTCCAAAAATTGTTTCACTTTGTTCAACGACGGCATCAATGATTTTGTCTTCAAGTTTGCGAACACTATCATAGAATTTCTTCATGTAACTATCCTCCTCATCATATCCCTTGATTGCGAAGTCGATGTTGTACTTGGTGGGTCCAACCTCTGGGGTGAAGCCGGATACACCAAATGGCATATACATCCGGGGGAATTGAACGCGGAGAGGTGTCCCCTGTTTGGTAGTTAGAACAATCTTCCTATTATTGAATTCGTTAATTTGGAGGTTTTCGATTGCCTTATCCATGAGTTTCTATTTGATTATGGGTTCAAAACTTTAAGCCGAACACGCCACACAATCTGGTTCCAGGCTAAACTGGATTGGTCGAGCTTTTGCCTTTGATCGTAGGTAGTACATGCCAGTCTTTAGTCCAGACTTCCATGCGTACATGTGCATCGAGGAAAGCTTGGACATCGTCGGGCTCTCCATGAAGAGATTCATGGATTGGGATTGGTCGATGTATCGTCCTCTGTCGGCTGCCATGTCGATGATACACTTTTGGCTGATTTCCCACACAGTCTTGTAAAGATCCTTAATTTCCTTGGGGATGTCTACAATATTTTGGATAGAGCCCCCAGCCTTAACCATGAGGTCCTTCATCTCCTTTGACCACAGACCAGCCTCCTTGAGGTGGTTGACTAGGTGCTTGTTGACCACGACGAACTCTCCGGCTAAGGTACGCCTCAGGTAAATGTTTGTGGTGTAGGGTTCGAAGCATTCGTTATTCCCCAGAATTTGGGCCGTCGAGGCTGTGGGCATGGGGGCCATGAGGAGACTGTTCCGCAGTCCCTTAGTCTTTACGCGCTCCCTCATAGCGGACCAGTCATACATACCACTCATCCTAACCCCACCCTCCCACATATCCTGCTGGAGAATACCTTGGGACGCTGGGGATCCCTCGAAGGTCTCGTAGGAACCATCAATTTCAGCCAATTCAGAGCTTGCCTCCAGTGCGGCGTGATACATGGTCTCGAAAATGTGTACATTCATGAGGCGGGATTCGTAGCAATCGAAGGGGAGACCACAGAGGATGAAAACGTCGGCGAGACCCTGTACACCTAAACCGATGGGGCGGTGCTTCATGTTTGAGTTCCTCGCAGTCTCCACTGGGTAAAAGTTGCGGTCTATGACCCTATTCAGGTTCTTCGTTACAGTCTTCGTGACTTCGTGGAGTTTCGCGTAATCGAATGTCTTTGTCTCCCTGTTGACATATTTGGGGAGGGCGATGGAGGCCAGGTTACACACCGAAGTCTCATCTTTGTCGGTGTACTCTATAATCTCCGTACACAGATTGGAGCTTTTGATGACACCCAAATTCTTTTGGTTCGACTTAGAGTTGCACGCATCCTTGTAGAGCATGTAGGGGGTGCCAGTCTCTGTTTGGGATTTGAGAATCGCCTTCCACAGCTCAGTGGCTGGGACTGTGGTGGTGGCGAGACCCTCCTCCTCATATTTGGTGTATAGAGCTTCAAATTCCTCACCATAGACGTCGGAGAGCCCCTTAGCGGTATCGGGGCAGAAGAGGGACCATTTTCCACCTTCCTCTACCCTCTTCATGAAGAGGTCTGGAATCCATAGCGCCGAGAATAGGTCCCGGCACCTCGCTTCATCATCACCTTGATTTAGGCGAATCTCTAGGAAGTCTAGGATGTCGGCGTGCCATGGCTCTAGGTAGACGGCTATGGATCCCTTACGGCGACCAGCTTGGTTCACGTATCGGGCGGTGGCATTGAAAACCCTGAGCATTGGGATGATACCATCGGACTGACCGTTGGTCCCTCTGATGCGAGATTTATTGGCCCTAATGTCATGGATATGCATCCCGATACCCCCCGCCCATTTGGAGATTTGGGCACACTCTGTGAGGGTTCCGTAGATGCCATCTATGGAGTCTGCTTTGTTGGCGATAAGGAAGCACGAGGACATTTGTGGGCGGGGTGTCCCGGAATTGAAGAGTGTTGGGGTGGCGTGAATGAAGTAACCTTGGGACATTTTGTCGTAGGTCTCCAATACGGCGGGAATATCAGTACCATGAATACCAATAGAGACCCTCATAAACATATATTGGGGGGTTTCGGTGAGTTTTCCCTCTAGGCGTTGGAGGTAGCTTTTCTCTAGGGTCTTGATACCAAAGTACCCAAAGTCAAAGTCCCTCTCAGTCTTGATATCATCTTTGACCTTTAGGGCAACGTCTACAACTTCATCTGTAACAATCCCAGCCTTCTGGAGTTTCTTCATGGCGATGTGGAAATTGTTTGGACAAACCTTCTGGATATTACTGGCAATAATCCTGGTGGCCAGTGTTTCATAGTCTGGGTCTGAGGTGATCATGCCGACGCAAATCTCAGCAGAGAGAGTGTCAATTTCTTGGGTGGTGATGCCATCGTAGAGGGATGAGAATACCTGTTGTGCAACTTTTGTGGAGTCACAAGTTTCGGAAAGTCCGTACGTTAAGTTCTTGATCCTATTGGTGATGCTATCAAACTTCATATCCTCAATACGACCTGAGCGTTTAGTGACCCTCATATACTTTTTATTCCACTTTTATTTTTAACCTACTTCCCACACTCGAGATCCTTGCTCCGGACGGGGACTGGTCCAGCAACCTCCATTTTACGGTTGGGTTGGAGAAGGTAGGTGTTGACGAAAAATGAACCAGTTTCACCAGCTTTGGCTACAGGGGCATAGGATCCAACAAAGCAGTCTGGGGGTTTACATGTAATTTTTTCATTGTTTTTTGGTTTGTTGGCGTAGACTTCTTTGAAGTCAGCGTAGTTAAGCATTTAATATCTACTGATAATTTTTTTTCGGGTGTTATATTAAATGTGTGATAATCTGCACCTCGATTCCCTCAAGCAATGTGAGACTCCACTAAACACCCTCTTTTTTTCAGACTTCAACAAAAATCTTCTCCAGCGTGGGATTCGTCAGACATTCAAAAATAAAACGGGTATCGCTATAGACTACCAAAACCCCGATGACCTTTACGCGATCATGCGCACTGTATTCATCAACAACTCTGGTGATCATAACACTCGAGTAAACGAACAGGTTAAGTTAATGAACACCCGTGTGATCAACATATCGGTTACACAGATCCAGACTGGTGTTTCTCAATACATCGCCTACAATCGCGACATTGATACGGTTACCACCCCCATTGATCAACCCCTGAATACGAGTACGGTGGGTAAAAAAATTGATTACAATAACAAAATTGGAATCAATTAAAGATTGGAGTCTCAGGTATGATAAGTGATGAGTCTCAACTACTATAAATTAGAAACTGAAAAAGTGTGTAGATCCAAGGGATGGGATCGAGCAGCTATTGATACCGTGTGGCTCCTCTTAACAGAGGAAGTCGGTGAACTGGCATCAGCCATTAGGCAGCATAAGAAAACATTCAAAAAAATGAATTTGAAAAAGGAGAGGGGGACAGATGTAATGATGGAAATGGGAGATGTATTTAGTTATTTGTTTCAACTGGCACACATGTTGAATGTAGATTTGGATCAAATGTGGAACGAACATAAATCTAAAATGGTTACAAAAAAATATAATCTCAAGTAGTTGTATAATGAGTGAGTTTATGCTCAGTGACCAAGATACAATTGACGATGTAAATCCATTTGTCACACACGATTTCTCCCTTCCAGGAGGTGTTAGACAGGTGGGTGAACATAGAGATTTTGCGAAAGTAACCCCAGTTCGTGGAGCTTGTGGAAAGAAACAAAGTGTATATTGTACGACTGGGCTATGTGAATCTCAATCCGAACCGGGCGATTCATTCGAAGCCATACATCCACGCAGAAATATTGACTGTGGGGTGGTTGAAAAGGCGGAGATTAAGATTGAGGAGAAAATAGAGGATGAAAGAAACACGGCGTTCGCGTCTTGTTTGTGTTTCCTGTTTATTGTATCTGTAGCTCTATTATACTCAAAACGTTAAAAAAGTGCATCAGTCGTGATTTGTTTATACAATTCTGAATGACGTCATCGATAATCGTACTACATATATTTTTCATAAATTCCACTTGCCAAGTACTCTCCTTATTTATACGGGGTGGTTGAAATGTTGGATCTAAAATTTTAATTGCGTGTACGATACGGATGTAGGTTTCGTCAGAGTGTTCGTATACGAGGATATTTTCCATCATTAGCTCGGACATCCTCTGTAGAACCTCGACCGTCTTAGAAACCATCGTATCCAAAAACTTGTCGTAGCGAATAGAATTTGTATTAGATTGTAGGGATACCCAATCAGCGATGGGCTCGGTGTTTAGATAATCTGTGAACGTTACATACCCATGTGAAGATTTTACATAACGTTTGTACTGTATTTCAACGTACGAAAGGTCAGTCTCTATATCATGAATGTGTCTAGCGTTCTTGATAAATGAGGTCATTTAATTTAAAGATGTTTATTGTCTTTAAACACCTAAGTGGTTAAATACTTTACAGAAAGTATGTTCTCTTCAATCGCAAACGATAGTTTTTCCTATCTCCTCACCATAGATAATTTCAGAAATGAAATTGTGGAGGAGTATAAACCCTCGTGGTTGAAAATCACTACAATCACGATGGTTTCAAGTTTTGTACAAGATATTGACATTAAAACATTGCGCGAAACTTTTCAACGAATTGGTACGTATAAACTGAAGAGGCAGGGATCGAAGATGGAGGGCTTTGAATGGAAGTTGAAACCGACCACATTTTACAATCAGGTTACACTCACCTACCACGACACCTACAGTACCAAATCTGTAAAGGTTTTTCCAAATGGGAGTATCCAAGTTGCTGGGTGCTGTGATCTCTTTGATTGTAAAAGAATTATTACACAGTTGTCCCACATTTTCAAAACCTTTTTGGGTATGTCAAACACTATCCCCGTGGAATCTTTCAGGGTCGTGATGATCAATTCAAACTTCAGTTTGAACTATAACATCAATCTCATAGAGGTTTCTAATTGGTTTGAAGAGTATAATGACATTTTCAAAGTATCATTTGAACCAGACCGATATTCGGCGGTCAAAATCAAATTCAAACCTTCCCAAGAGATGAAGGAAATTACGTGTAGTATATTCAGTACAGGGAAGATTATAATTACAGGGGCGGAGACCCTAAAGGAGATTGCATTTGGATACAACATAATTAACCAGCATATAAATGAAAATTCAAAAATTAGGGTTTCTCCAACTGTTGAGACGGATGTATTTGACATTTTCTTGGGGTACAGGTGTGACCCATTTGTGAGGTTACTGAGAGAGAAGGGGTTTAATTCTTGGATGAGAACAATAACGAATAGACAAATTAATTTCTAGGTGTATTTTAATAAAAGATGTCTCAACGACTTGGCATGGCCGATGGTCGATGCTTCACAATAAACACGTCAGCCCAACTCCTCAACAACTATGTGATGAAACAAAACAACATCTCATTCGAGGATAATTATTCTTACAGGCAACTCCTCCAAAAGTCTGGACCAGAGATGCTCACCAAAATTCAAGATGAACAGGGAAAGAAGAACTGCAATGACTGCAACAAACCACTGATCAACGCATCGAAAATTTACTAACTGAGCTAAATTTAGAAAAAAACTTTAAACTCATACTGTAGAATGTCAACATGCTCCATATGTCTGAATGAAGTCAAGTCGACTCGGGCAAATCCCCCGACGCGCTGCGGACATATGTTTCATTCCCACTGTCTACAGGGATGGAAAAATAAAGGTAAAAATACATGCCCGGTATGTAGAAAAGTGTTTGATGCCTCACAGTTTAAAATTACAGTCACAGTACAGAACAATCATACAGCAGTGTCAAATACTGTGTCATTGAATGAAAATACCACGATGGAAGTTGTAGATCTTTTTGACCTATCTTTCGATGGTGTCGAAAATTTAATGGATTTGGATAGCATTCTATCGGACCTTGGGATGAGTCTTTCCGACTTTGATTCCGGAATTTTTGACACAGAATGAACTACAGTACTTCTCGTAGTTCAACCCAGGATAGTTCTTGGAAGCTTTGCGGGGATCTTTGATTACCTTACCCTTTGCATCAGTCAGAAGTGGACCCGTAGCCCAACCACGCTTGTGACTGAATACATTTGCTTTGAATACAATACGCTTACCCACTTTAAATTTACCAGCCCTCTTCACCCTCGATTCTGGGATGTTGAAGAATTTAGCCACGGACTTTACAGTATCACCCGGTTTTATCTTGTATTCCACAACCCCGTGTTGTTTGTAAAAGTGAAAATCACCTTGACGAATGTAATTTGTGGGCCTCCCAGGTGAAACAAACATCATAACCTTGTAGTACCCCTTCTTACACTTCGTGTCACCATTAACCTTGTAGACCTTTTTGGGGTTATCCGAAATAACGCGTTTCGGTAAATCTGTACAGTGAGTATAATTATGGTTTCCGTTGGATAACCCAGATCTATCCCCTGGTATAGATTTCTGCCAACGGTAGGCTTCATAGTCACCGACAGCATAGGCGTAGCAGTTGTTATTTCCCACACCCTTCGCGGTACCCCAACGACGGGTTGTGAAAGTAGGTTCAGACCCACTTAATGGCACCGTCATTTATATTCAGGGTAGAAAAAAATATAGACTATTAATAAATGATTCAAGAAGTCTCCAAATCTAAGACGCGATCCGAGGTAGTCACAGAACTTTTAGTGTTTGTGCTCACCGTCCTCATTAGTACCTTCTTTCTCCGCATAGCCTGGAACCGCTCACTCGTGAAGCATATCTCGGTGCTCAGACCAATTAAAACAATGGGCGATGCACTAGTTCTCGCACTTTCCATTCAAGTTCTCCGTGGTTTATAATTTCAATCACTTCATTCAGCAGTACACCTGCTTACGAATTCACCCACCCGTGGTTTCGTAAATAGCATTTTATTGTTGGTAAATGTTAAATGTCCTCAACCGTCTTTACTATTGGAACTAAGAATGTCACGCTCAAATACACCAGGAAAATGCCACGTGGTGAAGTTGAACGGATGAAATCATTCATGACTAAGGGTGGGGTGAAGCTCCTAAAGACCCCAAAGTTTAAGATACTTTCTCAGGTTGATGAGGGCACTACGCGCACATTCAAGATCATACTTTAATCATCTCTGTCTGCGGGGGATTAGCTTGGGGGGTGCGACTTCCCGTTGTTTTTTCATAACAGCCACCGCCCTCGCATATGCAGCCGCCTTATTGATTGGTGTCTTAGATTTCCTTTTCGGAACAATCTGGGGTCGCACAAATTTTCGCGGCTTTGGTAGGGGTAAAGCCTTGGTTTCACCAGTGAGGAAGGGTTTAGATAAAATCTTTTCAAACCCTGGTAGGTAAAAGGTGTGAGCGATATTTTTACGGTCGGTGCCAATCAATCTAAATTTTTTGAGAACCGTACTTTTGGCACCCAAATACATGGGTGGTAGGAGGGAGTTAATAAAATTCTTCACTTCTGGGTTTTTCGATCGTGTGGTCATACCGTAAAGGCTGTTTAAGAAAAGGTGTACATCGTATAGTTTGTGAGAGTTTCTCGAAATTCCAATGTTTTTGAAGTAGTTGTCGTTTATCAAAGGGTTTTTTATACGAGGGAAGAGTGAAAATCCAAAATCAATCATCACGGCCTCGATACCACCATTCGAAATTGTATACGTTTTATTGTTTAGCTCAACTTTGATATTCTTTTCGGGTACCTTTTTTATCAAAATGTTGCCTCCATGAAGATCGTGGTGTCTGAATTTTGGATATTTTCTATGGATCCTGTAGAGATTGTAAATAATTTGAACTATAAGAGACTTTTGTTGTTCTAATGTTGGGTTGGTATTCCACCAGTTTCTTAATTCTACACCATCAATATACTCCATATAGATGATGAGTTTATCAGCACACTTCTTGTATATGTAATTTTCTGGAACACCGAAGCCCTTCAACTTTTTCGCAATGGTGAATTCCATCCGAGCTGGATTTTGTTTGATATAGTTCTGCAATTCAGCTAGGGTTACATTATTTTCGGGTAACTTAATTTCCTTGTAGGCTACATATCTCTTACCTTCTCCATTCACGTTCCCCTTGAATACATTTCCATACTCCCCAGATCCAACCTTTTTGGTTGAAGGTAAATAACTTCGAGGTGAACACCCTTTTTTCCCCCGAAGAATCTTTATGAGATTTTTCTCTATGTTGGACATTCTTACTTATTCGTAAGAAGTTTTTTCTTCTTACCAATAGGGACTGGATTTTTTTATTTTTTTTGAAAGGGAATCTTACGCGTCAACCTCCTCATCAACCTCCTCCTCGTCAACCTCCTCCTCGGGGCCTGGGAGGTCGAGGCCCTGGAAGGCGAAGGACGGAAGCTTCGTAGACTGCTCCAAGAGGCATTGGTTGAGCCTCATGGTCACACCGAACTTGTTATCGATGAACCAGATGCTGCTGAGGTCGATGATACACATAACCTTCTGACCCTTCTCGATGGCGTCGACCGTCGTAGGCTCACGCTGCATAGTGTAGGCCTCCGGGACAAAGGTGCCATCGGGTTTGGTCGTAATCTTCAGCTTCATGGTAGAGGGGTACTGCTCCTTACCTGGGCGAACCATTGGCTTGTAGAGGGCCTCTTTGAGAACTGCGACGTTGAACTCCTTACCGAGCCACTCCTTAGAGTTCTTGGCGACGGTGTTGACGATGATGTTGTCGAGCTCGGAGAGCGTCTTGTGCACCCCCATAGCCTGCTCGTTATCGGGGTCAAATGAGAGATCGAGGGAGTAGGTGGTGCGCCCAGTTCCCTCATCAGTAAAGGCACTGAGACCGAAGGGGGATCGCATGAAGGGGAGTTGAAGATAACATTTTTTGTTGCCGCCGGCGTTTAGGTAGACGGTTTTACCGCCATTCTTGTTCTTACGGAGATTCGAGAAGCCCACAGAAGCGGGGGAGAGATCGGAAATTTGTTGAATAGAGAGCGACATTGTTGGTTGGTTATATTTATTCTAGGAGGCTCGACTTTAAGTAAGTTTTTTTGTTGACATATATCAAAAGTATAATGGGTCTCTTTAAAGACTGTGGTTGCGGCTGCAACGGTAAAAAACAGCAGGAGAAGTTAACAATCTCTATCATTTCCGGTTTACTATTTTTCATAGTGGCGAACCCAAGCACCTTCCTTCTCGTCAAAAAGGTTTTGGGATCCCGGATCTCATCTCCAACCGGTTGTCCAACTACATTGGGTCTAATTGTCCACGCAGTCGTTTTCACTCTCATCGTTTGGGGTATGATGAATGTGAGAAAGAGTTCGGGTGGTTGCTCTAAGAAAAATGGTAAAAAGGGGGAGAAGAAGGTGGTCGCGGAACCACCACAGATGGTGGATACCCCCAGTGCCGAGCCAGAGTTCAGTGAACCCAAAGTTGAGGTTACTACCAGTGGGTACAAGCTTCAACCTATGGCGATCAGTTCGGAGGGTGCTTTATACGATTAAAACTCTTCATCAAACCCAATATCATCCGAGGTGTCATCCATCTTTCCGTAGTCTCCTACCCTCTTCTCGAAGAAGTTGGTTTTTCCATCCAGGCTGATATTTTCCATAAAATCGAAGGGGTTCTTAGAACCCCACAGTGTAGGCTGTCCAATCTGCTTGAGAAGGCGATCCGAAACATACTCGATGTACTCGGACATCTTCTCAGAGTTCATTCCTATGAGGTTACAGGGAAGGGCATCCAAAATGAACCCCTTTTCAATTTCCACAGCCTCTCTAACTATGGAGTGAATAACCTCAGTGGAGGGTTTGTTTCTCAAAAGTTTGAAAAGTTCCACAGCAAACTCCTGGTGGAGGCCCTCATCCCTAGAAATAAGTTCATTCGAGAAGCACAGGCCAGGCATTAGGCCCCGTTTCTTGAGCCAGTAGATGGCACAGAAACTCCCAGAAAAGAAGATTCCCTCTACACAGGCAAATGCGAAGAGGCGCTCGGCGAAGGTTCGGGACTTGGTATCGAACCATTTTAGGGCCCAGTTGGCCTTTTTTTGAATACAGGGGACGGTTTGTATAGCCTCGAAGAGGTGTTTTTTCTCAGTAGAATCTTTGATGTATTTGTCTATCAGTTTAGAGTACGTCTCCCCGTGGACCATTTCATTGTGGCATTGGTATGCATAGAATGAACGGGCCTCAGAGATTTGTACCTCATCGGCGAAATTGTTATTGATATTCTCAAAAACAATTCCATCGGAACCAGCGAAGAATGCCAGGATGTACTTGATGAATTTCTTTTCATTATCGTTTAAATTTTTCCAGTCTTCCATGTCACTAGACAGATCTACCTCTTCCGCTGTCCAGTTGGACATTTGAGCCTTCTTGTAGAGTTCCCAGAGCTCAGGATACTTCAGGGGAAAGACAGTAAATCTATCGAGGGTTGATGCTAGGATGGGTTCGTATTCATCTTCAATGTATTCTTGGTATTCAAAGTAGTTTCCGATATGACGTCCGTCAATAAATATTTGAGGGTAGGAATCGATACTGCCACCACATAATTTTTTTAGTTCCTCCTTTTCT